TCCCCACGTAAATATCTCGCGTCCTTTAAGGTCGAATGTTTCTTGTATTCTTTCAATGATAGGAGGGTATTCTTCAAGTATTCTCATGCATCACTATATCGTCAAGTGTGTTTAAGTACTCACAAGCTTCTTCATAGTTATTGAAGGTTCGCTCCATAACTATTACACTTTCTTTGAAGGTGACTACTCTCCAGCGAGGAACTTCATCTGCAAAATGAACTTCCCACATTCGATTTCCATCATCCATGTTTTATATTCTCCAAATCTGCAAGTATCCATGATTTAATTGTAGATACTCTTATATCTTGAAAAGTATTTGTATTTACATCACGAACTACGATTGTGTCACTTTTCGGATTTTGTTTGAAAGCAACCCCATCGAGAGTTGCTTCAATTGTCTCCAATCTTTTTGAATTGACAGTTTCATAGGTAATCTTTGCATCATTACCTGCTTGTAACGCTTGAATTAACGCTTCCCATCGGTTCATGCTATACACTCACATATCATATGAACACCAAACTGTCTGCAAAACTTTGTTTGTCCTTCAAAACACTTTACATTATCAGGTGTATAATAATCCCACTGACTTGCTTTACCAGTGTAGGTACTACATCCAAATAGAAAACAAATTACTACTGCAATAACAATCAAACCTCTCATCGCGTTATTCTCTCCTCATAGTCAGCTTCACTTTCATTCCACCACGGTGGTTTCTCTCGGTATTTCCAAGATGCGAAAGTTGCTTTGTCTTTGTGATAAAACCTTCGGTAGGCATCTACTGCGTCTCCACCCTTAAGCGAGTCTGGCATAGCCTGTGCAAATGGAGTAAGTCCAATTCTTGGTAGGTGTACTGGCTCCGGTAGGGTAAGTATGACTGAATGCACTGATTTATGGCTTTTTCCGTATCGGTATCCGTATTCATCGTTGAGTGCCACTGCATAGCAATGTAGCCATTCGTGATTATCCATGCTAGTACGAGCCCAAATAGTGCAAGGATGGTTGTGCATTGTTGGAAGGTAAGGGAAGTCCCTTGGTTCATTTTTCTTCTTCTCTCGCAAAATTGCAAGTTGCTCTTTGGATAGTTTCTCTGGTACATAGCCAAAGTACTTATCCACCCACATATTTGTGCAAAGCATCTGTGCTGCTTCAAGCGGCATCTTTATGATGTGCTTGTCAACATGGTACTCTGCACACTTATCTAAATCTTCGTCAAGTATAAAAATATTCATGCCAGTATTATACTGGGTTTTAGGGTTGCTGTCAAGAAATATTTTCGAGTCTTGTCATCAAGCGTTCTGCACGCTTTGTTACTTGTTTGTGCCAACGAGAGTCTCTCCCTTCTTTTGCTGCTTCTTTCCAGTCTTCTTTTTTGAGTGCGGCATTCATTTTCTTAAATTTAGAAAGACGAGGACGACCCATATTAAACATCATGTTTACAAGTATTTCTTGTACTTCATCTGGAAAATCTTCAAAGTAAGGTTCACCATATAAAATGACACACTCTCGTATTGCTATATCAGAATCTCGACGAAAGCACTCTTCAACTCTTTCTTCCGATACAGGAGTGCCTACGGGCTGTCCATATTCAGGATCTGACTCTAATACTAAATGCCCTACTCCAAAGGTGGGGTATCCAAGATGATCTTTGTATATCTCATATACTACACCTTCGTCATACTTTAATTGTTCATAGAGTCGTTCAAATTTCATAGCTTCCCCTTTGTCTTGCACAGTCTTCAGCGGCACTTGGAAGATCCTCCTCCATACCTGTAGCATCAGGCTCTTTATTTCTGCCAGTATACTTAGCGTCGTCCTCCCACTCATCTTCTGTGTCCCAGTCATCTGCTAAACCCCACCAGTTTCCACGATTGAGTTCTTCGTAGTGTTCACCATCATTGCCATTTTGTCCAATGATATCCATTCTCTTTTCATCTACATCGGACTCTTCTGCCAATCCAGAGCGAGGATTGATATCTCTAAATAAAGGTGCCTCTGCTTGTTGCTGTTGCTTTATCATTTCTAATTCGTGATGTGTGTTTGCTTCCATTACTTTTTTATTTTTCTCCTTTTCCATCATTCTATCCATATCGTATGCGTGAGCACTACAAGGCCCAGCATTCAATCTTAGCCAGGTTCTCCGCTTCATAGGTCGAATACTCCGAGAACAAAATTTTCAGCGCAATCTTCTGCATACTGTTCGTTGTTGTTATACAGTCTACGCACTTCTCGGAGAAAGCCTCCTTCAAATAATTTTACATAAAATCCTTGTTGATTTTTATGTACCGAAGCTCTTCTGTTTTTATCGTCACTCCAATATTCGTGAAGTTTGATATTTGCCATGTCACTTTTCTCGTGCAATTCCTTTTGCTTTTTCATAAGACCTCATTCCACCTAAACCTAACATACCTAAAAGAACTGGCATCATTGTTTCCAGTTCTATGAGAGGCACTACTACTGGACTTTCCATGAGTGCCAATACAAAATTTGTCATGGGTACTATAATAAAGTTGGACAGCATACCCAAGCCGCATATCCAACCGATTGCAGGACGCCATCCTGCTACAAACAGGGACTTATGTGCTGCTTCCTGCTTGTTTACATCAACCTGTGCCATGATCTGTTGATGTGCTTGCTTTTCCGCAAGTGTTGCTATTTCGTGTGCAAGTTTATTAGCCTGATCCTTGTCTTCAATAAATTCTGATACTAGACCTGTTACAGGCCCGACTAATTCTTTGATAAATCCTAATGCCATTGTTTCCTCCAGAGTAAAAGGGCGGGGAAGCCCCGCCCATCCTAGTTATGCTGCTAACGCTGCTGCGAAAAGCACTGAAAAGAAAGCTGCATAGCTCCAGAGTGCTTCACACAGAAGTCCGTCGCATTTTGCTAGGTACTCCTTTACTTTTTTCATTTATTTACTCAATATCAATAACCCTAGGTCTGTCCTCTTCAGGGACTACTTCGTCTAAGTCAATGCAGAGTAGACCTTTATTCATGTAAGCTTTGTTGAGTTGGATATTAGTTCCTACAGTGAATGTTCGCAGAAAATCTTTTCCACTCAACCCCTTGTGTATGTATGACTCATCTTTGTTTTCCGCTTTTTGCTTACACAACCCCTTGATGGTTAAAACATCTTTGAGTAAAGATATTTCAATGTCTGACTTATTCCAACCTGGAATTGCCAGTTCTACCCGATAACCTCCTTTTGTTTTTACAATATTGTAACGAGGATATCCTTGGTCTACATTGTGAGTTAAGTTTTCAAAACGGTCAAACCCCAGAAAAAACTTCGGGAAGTCTGCCATATTCAATCTTGCTAGATTGTTCATTGGTTTCTCCTTAGCATCCTTTCGGTATGCTTCTGTGAACCCTTTCGGCGTTCAAAAGTTAATGTCGTCATTGTTTTGGGCGTTAGAGGTGCTCCGACCTTCATTCTCTAGTTGCTCCATTCGCATTGTCATCCATCGGATAGCCGATTGAACTTCTCCCTTTGTGCCGGGCTTTACGAGTGCGGATGCAAACTCAATTTCTTTTCTTAAGGCCAACGCTATTATGGATGGCTCAATACTAGCCTCACTCACCATCGAATTCGATAATGCCCGCATCTTCGAGCTGTGTAAGTGTTGCTTCTATACCTGAGCGTAGTCCTGTTTTGTAAGAAGTCCATACGGCTCCTACTATACAGAACGCCAGTATCAAGAATATTTCTGGTGTTATCATGGACGTTTCCTAATTTTAATCACTTTTTTAAAGTTAAAGTTCCATTTACAGAATATTATACAGCATGCAAACATCGAAGTCAAGAAATATTTTTTATTAGTTTGTAAAGAACGTTAAAAATAATACTTGACTTCTTAGGTCATATTAAGTATAATAATCACTCGAAAAGGAAAATTTTATGAGAAACTACAAACAAGAGCCTTGGTCTTACAAGGAAAAGCAAATATTGACCAATAACTATTACATGGTTAGTGGTGCCCATGAGCTTTTAAAGTTACTTCCAGGTAGAAGTGCTGAATCTTGCAGAACACAGGCTCTTCGACTTAGGAGGGAAGGATGGCATTTCAAACGGCCACAAAAGCAGTTCTTCTAGCTTCCGCACTTTTTTATACAGAACCTGCAGGGGCACAAGATCTCAAAGAAGAGCTTGATTGTCTTGCTAGGAATATTTACTTTGAAAGCCGTAATCAACCTCTTGCAGGTAGATTGGCGGTGGGTCAAGTAACAATGAATCGTGTAGACTCTCCTCGATTTCCAAATACAGTTTGTGGAGTTGTAATGCAAGGCGGAGAGCGTCTCCATAGGTGTCAATTCAGTTGGTATTGCGATGGAGAAATCGACTATCCAAGTGATGAAATACGCTTTCGAGAGGCATCCGACCTTGCCATTACAGTATATGTGAGAGGCTTTCCTGATCTTACAGAGGGGGCACTTTGGTATCATGCAAACTATATTAAGCAGCCTGACTGGGCAAGAAGTAAAACTATTACGGTGAAAATAAATGAACACATCTTCTACAAATAAAAAGCTATTAGAAGCGTTAGAAGAAATACAAGAAGTGATCGCAGAAGAAAAAGAGTTAGACTTCGAATCACTAGACTTTGAATCGAGAGACGACATTTTTGACGATGATGATGACAGCTACTACTATGAGCCTACCGAGGCAGAAGAGTGGTACGACTTTGATCCAGATTGTTAAGGAGTAGTATTGAAAATAAAAGTAAGAAACAATAATATCAATACTGCTCTTCGTATGCTAAAGAGAAAGACAAAAGAAGATTTAGCACTACTAAAAGACAGAGAGTATTTTGAAAAGCCGAGCGAGATAAGAAATCAAGCAAAGCAAGCAGCAAAGTTAAGAGAAAAACGAAGGCAAGAAAGGCAAAGAAATGACAAAAACAAGCAATTTTGAAAAAGTCGGAGATTTCATGGAGGCTTTCGGTCAGAGTGTAGAAATGGAACCTACCTGGCCGGACTTCAATACAAGAGAGCTTCGACTCGAACTTATACAAGAAGAACTAGATGAGCTATCAGATGCAGTTGCAGATCGAGATATGATACAGATTGCAGACGCACTTACAGATCTTTTGTATGTTGTATATGGAGCAGGACACTCATTTGGAATTGATCTGGATGAATGTTTTGAGGAGGTACACCGAAGTAATATGTCAAAGTTAGGTGAGAATGGGCGACCCATACATCGTGAAGATGGAAAGGTTATGAAAGGCCCAGGATACTTTGAACCTGATCTTGAAGGTATACTAGGTGCGTTATGATTGATTGGGTACCAATAATTTTATTTACAATATTTGCACCTCTCTCAGTCATTTCTATTTTTATACTTATTGACAGAATTACTGGAAAGAAGTGGCCTTTTGGTAAAAGGCAAAAGAAAGTAAATTCAGGAGCCAAATTTGGCTAAGCACTACTAGGAGGTAGTATGAAAAGGCGGAACTTCGTGGCAAAATATGCCCGAACATTCAATAAACCGAAAGTCTTTCGAGATCGTACAAAGTACTATCGAAAGGGAGGGTGGAAGAATGAAAAATAAACTAATGTGGTTTTACTACTGTTGGAACAGTATAATGAACCTAAAATATAATCCCATTGGGTATGTTCGTGATACAAGCGTACAAATGTACTTAATGATAGTACTTTCTGTACTTTGGACTTGTACTTTCTGTGGTCTGATTGCAGGCTGGATGAATGCAATTCCACTTGTGTATGGGCATATTGCTTTTATTTTCTCTGCGTTTATTACTTACAGTATCTTCGAAGATGCTGCAAGAGAGGGTAGGGAATGGTTTTTAAAGTGGGATAAAGAGTATACACTTTCAAAAGCATTTAGAAATAAAGACAGAACTAAAAATGCTTGTAAGTGGGACTTAGAGATTGAAGCATGACAGACTTTCGAACATGGTGGAATTATCGAGACGGCAAGGCTATTACAATCACACTTGGTGTAATAGTTGTTGGTTTAACTTTTGCTGTAGTTGCTTGTGAGCCGAAAGAGGAAGATCCAAATATCTGTAGGAACTTATGTATTATAGATAAGAATGGTATTCCGAGATATCAAGAATGGTTTGACGAGCATCCAGAAGATAGACCAGAATAAAAAAGGGGCCTAGCGCCCCTTTCTCATGGATGCAATAATATCACTTAATATTAACATTCTTGTTTCGTCACCTAGTTCTACTACTGACTTCTTTCCTGATATTAAATCATTGATTATTTGCTGTCGTTGCTCTACTGACATTATTCTTCTCATTATGCTCCCCATCCTACACTTTCTCCAAAGTGGCTTGCTTTTTCTAGATCTTCTACTCGAAGTACTGGTTTTGTAAATGCTGCTTGCATATATTCAAAATCCTGACGAAGCTCGTCCATGCTCTCTCCGAAAGGTTGCATTCCTTTCTCGGTGAATCCGATGATTTCACCATTGTCTATGTAAACTTCGTGGATTTGATACGTTCTTTCACCTTCATTTCCAGCCACTCCATATGGTGGATGTGAGATGATACGATAGTTCCAGGTCATGTTTATGGTCTCCTAGTTAAAAATAAAATATATTTTAGTTCCTGCAAAACTGTCCAACGCGTGGCACCACATGAGGTCCAAAAAATAGTATTTTACATGTTTCAAAAAGTGTGGTAAAATATATCATAAATTGATAGACAATCAAGTCAATCGTTAATTTTCTTATCCATAAAGTCGGAGTTTATATTAGAGCGTAGCGTTGAGGAGCGAGCCGCCAGGCGAGTGACTCTCAACGCAGCTCTCAATATAACCGACGACTTACTTTCCCACTCTGATTCTTCAATCAAAGAAGGATTACGACAATCAATATGACCGGGATAATTTAATAACTTATTACTGGTCTGTTTCATATTCTTTTCCACTTAAGTAAAACTCCGTCCCAATTTCGTGCAATTCGCCGTAATTTTTTCGAAGTAAAATTCTCTTTGCTTCATTCACGGCACCTGAAACTACGGGAAATTGTCTAGGATCTTCAGTAATTACTCGTAATTTGTAGCAGGTTAGTTCGCATGAGGACTTAGTTTGTACATCTTCATAAATTTCAATTGTAGTGTTTCCGTCTTCCCAGACCTCTACTAATTTTGGTCTTCTTCTCATAGCTCTGACCCCGCTGCGATTTGTAAAGCCTTGAGTGCGGCTTTTGGAGCTTTCTCCAACCCCGCTAAGGCTTCTTGATTTAGATTTAGGGCTTCTGCGATTTCACAAACAATTTCAACTTTTGTGACCGGCATTTCACCCGCTTTGGTTTTGTACACGTTTCTCTGGTAGACGCCCTCTCGTGACAACTTGCCAATGATAGATTTAGAACTCTTACCCAGCTCTTTTGCTAGGCGATCTACTGTAATTCGTGTAGGTTTGTTTTGGTACTCTTCGACCATGTAAGCGGTCTGATCTTGAGTGTAGTTCATTAGTACTCCCAGTTGTTTACTAATATGTGAATCTTTTCATCTGCTGCTACCATCCGCTCTAACTCAACGTTAACTGCTTCTAGTACATCAGAATGCTCTCCAATCCCAGCGGGGTTGGACAAATATATCTCAATGTTGGCTTTGTGATAATCTCTTTCGCCTTCATACTTGGCTTGCAAAGCCCTTAGGATCATTTCTTTTCGTTCATTTACTTTCATCCGGCTCCTCTATCTTTGGTGGGTTGAAGGTCATTGTGACCTTTCCTGTTTTCTCATCAATCTTGAAATCTACAAAAGTGCAGTACTCCAACCACTTGATGCCGATATTTTCAGCACCAACTTCTTCGGAATACAACTGTAATAATTGTTGGTAGGTATCTTCCATTTCGTGACAACGACTTGAAAGCTCTTTGTGACCGTGTGCAATCTTGTCGAGAGTTTCGTACAACTCTCCCAAACTGTCCTGCAGTATAGTCATCTGTTCTTCGATGTCCAGTTTCCTGGGCTTTTTCGGGAACTTTATAATTTTTGCACTCATAAATATCCTCCTGATGCCATAATTATAATGGTTCTGAAGAATTTTGTCAAGAAAAATTTTTGGTCAGGTACAAAAAAAGCCCCGAGATTTTTACGTCTACGGGGCTTAATCCAGTCGAGTTCTCCTCATTGATCCCACCTCACGATGGGAGAGTCGGGCATATCCATATAGGGTGCTTCACCAATGACTCCGTTGACTTATCCAGCTCTCATGCTTTCGCGATGTCTGGTCTAGCGACTGTCCTCCTTTTGTTAAGTGAATGGGCTACCACCTTGCTTCCCATTCGCAACCGACTCACAAGATGTATACCGTCGGTTCCCTGGCGTTGTACTGTGGGGTAGAAATGCAACGCTGTAATTAACACACAAACATAGGAATTGATACCAATTATGTGCGAAGCCCTTATCGACGTACTTAGACGGCAGTGATACTTTTATCGGTCTACTCTCACTTGCATTGAACCATAACGCCACATTTGCAGTAGTGGAACACTGGGACGCGTACCTAGGTATTGCGTCTCACGACATAGGTATTGTACTATACACTTACATGCCGCCCTCTAAAAATACTGGGTGGACAGTAGGATTTGCATACTCCGAGCATCCGGTTGAGACCCTTACAGGTCGAACCCAGTTAAAAGGAGGGGCTGTGGATGAGCATCCTTTTCACCACTATCTTTACTGCCTTATCCCGTTAATTCAGGTCTCTGGCTTCCCCTAATTTTGAAAAGATATTATCTCAAAATTTTAACTTGTTGTCAAGAATTATTTTTGAGTAGCTACTTTTGCTACTGCTGCGCTTTTTGCTCGCTTATCTACTAACCAAGCAATATCCTCGGCAGTAGCCAGCTGTGCCCGCAGAATAAAGGCCAATGCCTCTTCTGACTTTAGACCTTCAGACATCATGCCACCATGCATCATGAATAGCTCAAACTGTGAATCGGTCATTGTTCCAACTGTTTCCATAATTTACTCCTGTTTCTACCCAGAAAGGGAGCCGAAGCTCCCTGAATGGTT